AAATTAGATTATAGGCTTGTAGGTAACATACACGATGAATTTCAAGTCGAGGTTAAAGCTGATCAAGCAGATAGGTTCGGTAGACTAGCAGCAGACTGTATAACAGCAGCAGGTTTACATTTTAATCTAAGGTGTCCTTTGGCTGGAGACTTTAAGGTTGGCAGTAATTGGGCTGAGACCCACTAAGGAGAAGTAAGTATGTATAGCGAAGAAGATCAGAGGGTACGTAAGGCGAGATACGTTACCCAGAAAAAAGAAATACATTTTTATAATAAAACTAGAATGAGTATACAAGGTAAGAGGTATGCTGTAGGTAATCCTAAGCACCCTTACAACGAAGTATATACCACTCAAGGTCTTAAAGCTGTTCTTAGAGAAATGGGAATAACGGAAAGCACTGTCAATGTGATTAGAAAATCAGTATTGGCTTTATACGATAAGCACGTACAAGGTGAAGTATATGTTATCACTAACCCTGCATGGGAAGGTTGGGTTAAAGTAGGAATGGCTATTGATGCTAAAGATAGGTTAAAGAGTTATCAGACCTCTTCTCCTTTAAGGGATTACGTGTTGTATTATAGTTATCCTACAGAAGACAGAAGAAAGTCTGAATCTGAGGCACATGATAAGCTAGAACAAAAGTATGATAGGCGTAACGAGTGGTTCTATTGTACGCCTGACCAAGCAAAGGAGACTTTAGATGAAGCCGTTTGATATATGCTTTATTGATGCAGATAGCCTTATCTATAGGCTGGCCCTTAAGACTGAGATTAGCTTAAAGTTAGCTAAGACTTATTATGATAAGGAAATCGAATCAATTCAGTGGGATACTTGTGCAGAAGAAGTTAAGGTAGCTTTGAAAGGTAAAGGTAACTTTAGGTATGATGTATATTCAGATTACAAAGGTCACCGTAAGAAGGATGAAGACCCTAATCCTGCCTTGACTAAGAGGCGTAGACAGCTTAACAAATACGCTTATAGTTTAGGGCACCATGCTAGTGATAACTGTGAAGCAGATGATGTAGTTTGTATCTGGGCACAGGAAGCTAAAGAAGCAGGACAGCATTATGTTATAGCCCATATAGATAAGGACATAAACATGATGGAAGGTTGGCATTGGAACCCCACCAAGAGCTTACTGTATGAAGTTACAGAAGACGAAGGCTGGCACTTCATGTGTATTCAGATGCTAACAGGTGATTCTACTGATAACATACAGGGACTTAAGGGTATTGGCCCTAAGAAAGCTGAAAAGTTATTGACAGATGTAGCTAAATGTGATAAAATAGATGCTGTTCGTAAGGCATGGCAAGAGGCTCACCCTGAGGATTGGCAGGAACGTCTTGAGGTGTGTTGGAACCTTATTTACATGAGGCGTGATTGGGTTAGCTTTAAGCGCTTAACAATAGAGGATACATTAAATGTCTAGTAAAGGGCACTGGTTCCCTTGTGGGAACATAAACATGAAAGGACGTAAGACACATAAAGTCGCTTGTAGGTGCTGTAGTGAAATACAAAACCAAAAAGACAAGATTCTTAGAAAAATACATAGAAAAGAAGCTAAGGAGACTTTAGAATGAAATTCAGATCAGGCTTAGAGAAGTCCTTTTATGAGGCGACTAAGGGATTCCAGTATGAACCCTTTAGGTTACCTTACACTGTTAACCGTAAGTACGTACCTGACTTTATATGTGAACGTACAGGCGCTATGATAGAGACTAAAGGGTACTTTAGAGTTGGAGACACACAGAAGTATAAAGCGATTAGAGACTGCATCGACAGACCTTTGATATTTGTCTTCAGTAATCCCCGTACTAAAGTAAGAAAAGGCAGTAAGACTACCTTAGGTGAGTGGTGTGATAAGGAAGGATTTGCACACTTCTCAATGAAAACAATTAAAGAGTTACTGGAGCATTTAAAATGTCTAGCACCTTTGAAGAAGTAAAAGAACAGATATTAAATAAGTATGACGTAGACTTCTTGTGTGAGCTACTAGACATATCAAGTGAGTCTTTGGTTGATCGTTATGAAGACTTAGTAATGAAGAACTTACATATATTTACTGAGGAGGACGAAGCTAATGACTAAAGTTAAATGGCATGTAATAAAAGAACAATATATTGAAGGTGGTAAAGAATCAGAAGGTTTTACCATGACTAACATCGTTGCAACAGACAGTAAAAAGAATTGTAAAAAAATAGCTAAAGACTTAGGAGACTTAGGAGGACACGACAGTGACCTAAGCTACGGAGGAAATACTACCTATTATTACTGTGTAAGCGAATCTTCGCTGCATTTACTTGTGGAAGTCACCAGCCCATGAATAAAATCATAGATTGGCCTAAGTATACTTTTATTGATGATTTTGGAGACATGGAGGCACTGATGGACACTAAAGCAATAGATACGCAAGTAGGTGGAGATCACTACACTAAGCAAGGCATACAGCCTCTTGAGAGTACCTTTTCTAACTTTGGTTACACAGGTATTCAGGCAGCTATTTACACTAAAGTAAATAAATACTTGACAAGAGACAAAGGTACACACAGGCAAGACCTTACTAAGGCTATTCATGTACTACAAATGCAATTAGAATACTATGATAGGTTTAAAGCAGTAGATACTTTAGCACCTAAGTACACCAATGAACCAATAGAGGGTAACAAATGAGTAAGTTAATCAATATGCTTAAGAAGCATGAAGGTTCTAAGTCTCACGCTTACAAGTGTACAGTAGGTAAGATCACGATAGGAGTCGGTAGAAATATTGACCCCGAAGGTGGCTTAGGTCTTACCAAAGACGAGATAACTTACTTACTTAAAAACGACATAGAACGTGTTGAAGATGAGTTATCCAGACGCTTACCTTGGATACTTGTTGAGTTGTCTGATGTACGTATAGATGCTCTAATTAATATGTGCTTTAACTTAGGTCTACCAAGGTTCCTTAGGTTTGTCAAGGCTCTTGACTGCCTTGAGGCTGGTGACTATGATCAGGCTGCTGACGAGTTCATGGATAGTCTTTGGGCGGAGCAGGTAGGCTATAGGGCTTATGAGGTTAGTGAAATGATCCGTACAGGTAAGTATCAGGAGGAATATTAAGATGAACGGACAGGTACGAGGGTTAGCTTTAGAGCTATTGAGGCAGGATTGTGTAGAGAGCTTAGATAGAGCCTCTACGTCTAACAGTAGTGAAGAAATGAAGCAACAAGCCCAGAAAGCTTGTGAGTTATATGATAAAGCACTACATGGGGCAGCTAAAGATGATAATTAAATTTTACACAGAAGGGTGTCAGCCTTGTAAAGCTGTAGGAGGAATCCTAGATAATAAAGGTATTGAATATGAAGAGATTGACATAGGTAAAGATATTGATTCAGCTATTCACTACAAAGTACGTAGCGTACCTACAGTAATTAATACTGATACTGGAGCAACCTTAGTAGGCTTTAAAGGGATATATGACACAGAGGAATGGATAAATGAAAATTGTAGTTGATTATGAGCGTAACAAGTTACTAAGTGAGCAAGCATTTACGCTACTCTCTGACTACTATTGTCGTGAAGGTGAAGACCCACAAGATGCCTATGCACGAGCAGCTATGGCATTCAGTAAGCATGACTATGAGTTAGCCCAACGCATCTATGACTACGCCAGTAAAGGTTGGTTTATGTTTAGTTCGCCAATACTAAGTAACGCTCCTAAGGAGGGAGAGAAAATAAATGGATTACCTATTAGCTGTTTCCTATCTTATGTGCCTGATAGCTTGGATGGTCTTATCGGACATTCGACAGAACTTAGGTGGCTTTCTGTTAAAGGTGGCGGAGTGGGTGGTCATTGGAGTGACATTCGGAGCGTTAGTGATGTTGCTCCTTCACCGATACCTTTCTTAAAGACAGTAGACAGTGACATGACAGCGTATAGGCAAGGTAAGACTCGTAAAGGTTCTTATGCAGCCTACATGGACATTAGTCACCCAGACATCATTGAGTTTATTAACATTCGTGTACCAACAGGAGGTGATCCTAATCGTAAGGCTTTTAACATTCACAATGCAGTGAACATTACTGACCGATTCATGGACGCTGTAGTAGCTGGTGACCCTTGGCCTTTAGTAGACCCTAACGACAAGACAGTGCGTGATTTACTACCAGCACGTGAGCTATGGGAACGATTGATTGAGACACGCTTTAGGACAGGTGAGCCTTACTTAAACTTTATTGATGAAGCTAACCGACACTTACCACCATCAATGAAGGAGAAGGGGCTTGAGATACATGGGTCTAACCTGTGTAACGAGATACACTTACCTACGTCTGAGGACAGAACAGCAGTTTGTTGTTTGTCAAGTGTGAACTTAGAGTATTACGAAGAGTGGAAAGACACCACTATGGTAGCTGACTTAATTACTATGCTTGACAATGTAATTAGTTTCTTTTGCTTCCATGCACCTAAGGAGCTACGTAAGGCTGTCTATAGTGCCACACAGGAGCGTTCACTAGGACTAGGGGCAATGGGGTTCCATAGCGCCTTACAGCGCAGAGGGATACCATGGGAGTCTCCTATGGCTACTACAATCAATACTGATATGTTTACGCACATCAAAGCTCAAGCTCGATCTGCTTCTGTATATCTAGCTGAGGAACGTGGGGCTTGTCCTGACGTAGCAGGAATGCGTAACAGTCACTTGTTGGCTATAGCGCCTAATGCTAACAGTAGTATCATTGCTGGTTGCTCCGCTAGTATAGAGCCTCTTAAGTCTAACGCCTTTACGCACAGGACAAGAGTAGGTGCTCACCTAGTTAAGAATAAGTATTTGCAAGATTACTTTGAATTAGTTAGTGATGATGAAGTGTGGATAGAGGAACAGTGGAAATCTGTAATACTCAATGAAGGTAGCGTACAGCACCTAGAATGGATGAGTGATTGGGATAAGGAAGTATTTAAGACTGCCTTTGAGCTTGACCAACGATGGGTTATTGACCATGCAGCAGGACGACAGCCTTACATTTGCCAAGGACAGAGTGTTAACCTATTCTTCCCTGCTGGTACTGATAAGGCTTATGTGAATGAAGTACACCTAAGAGCTTTCAATAAGAAGCTTAAGGGTTTGTATTACCTAAGAACTAGCGCAGGTTCTAAGGCTGACACAGTAAGCTTTAAGCCTACTAGAGTGGCCTTAACGGACTTTGCAACACAAGAATTAGAAGATGACTGTTTAAGTTGTCAAGGGTAACTTATGAAAATTAAAAAAACTAAAACAGTACCAGCTTTTACGCCTATTGAGGTAACTATTATAATTGAGACACAGGAAGAAGCAGATGCTTTGGCTCTGGCGTATACCGACTTATGTCTAACTGAAATTGACTCTGCCTATGCGTTCAGAACCCGTTGTATCTGGGTTGACATTTTAGACGAACTAGCCACAGGAGCACTAAAATGAGTTTACTAACACAATCAGCGGCCTATAAGCCTTTTAACTACTCAAGCTTTGTGGAGCAAGCCATTGAGCATGATAAGTTACACTGGGGTGAGTGGGAGTGTGACCTACAGGAAGATGTAACACAATGGAAGTCAGGTAAGATCAGCAATGAAGAGAAGAACTTTATCACTCAAATACTCAGGCTATTCACACAGTCTGATGTTATCGTAGGCGGTTCTTATGTAGATGTATTCTTACCTCGCATTAAGAACAATGAGGCACGTATGATGATGTTGTCGTTTGCACAGCGTGAGACTATCCACATGCGCTCCTACGCCCTGCTTAACGATACTCTAGGCTTCCCTGAGGCTGAGTACACAGCGTTCCTTGAGTATGACGCTATGGCTGACAAGCTAGAGTTTATGCAGACTTTTGACCCTGATACTAAGCAAGGTCTAGCTAAAGCACTAGCGCAGACTGTTTGTAATGAAGGTATGAGCCTATTCTCAGCCTTTGTAATGCTACTTAACTTCCAACGCTTTGGTAAGCTTAAGGGTATGTGTGAGATCGTTGAGTGGTCTATTCGTGACGAGACAATCCATGTTGCAGGTATGACTGAGTTGTTCCGTACTTTTACTAAAGAAAATCCAGAGGTAGTCAATGACGAGTTTAAATTATCTATATACGAAATGTACAGAACTGCTGTTGAACTTGAAGATAAAGTTATTGATCTGGCATTTGAATTGGGAGGTGTCGAGGGTCTTACGGCAAGTGAAGTCAAAGAGTACATCAGATATATCGCAGACAGACGATTAGTTAACTTAGGTCTTAAGCCTAACTGGGACGTACAGGAGAATCCCCTGCCTTGGCTTGATTGGGTACTTAATGGTGATAGCTTTAAGAACTTCTTTGAGGGGCGTGTGACCGACTATAGTGCAGATGGTATGACAGGAGATACATGGGGATGGTAGACCTGTATTTAAGAGTAAAGAAAAAGGAAACAAGAGTATGAGTAGTGTAACATTAAGTAGTTTAATTGACTGTGAAGCAATCACTAAACTAACCTTAGATCAGTTTCACAGTGATCTTAAGGAAGAACTAGAGCATGGCGATAAAGATGATGCACCTGAGGTGTTACGTTTAATCCTTGCGATTGAGACTGTCTTTAAAGAGCTAATGCTGCCACAAGAATACTTTGTATGGAAACTTAGTAGTGGGCTTGACATTCATTAAATCGTAGGTATTAAAAAGCCCTACTTAAGGAGACTTAGGTAGGGCTTTTTGTTGGCTGGAGTTTAACGGGCTGCTGTACGATCTTCTCCCTGAGAAGCTTCAGCTACGTTTGATGCTGTAATATAAGCCAATGCTGTGCTGAGTGCGTTCCTTTGCTTCACAGGGTCTTTAATTTTTTTGACCTTATTTAATGACTTATGCCACTTACCATTCGTCACTATGTCTAGCAGAGCTTGATTGTGACGCCCTTTCATATAACTAATTGTGTTAGCGGCTACAACACCTAATTTACCAAACCCGAAAGAACCTGACTGTGCGGCACGGGCTTGTTCCGCAGCATTTAAAGACTTAAAAGGAGTATTTTTTAAACGAGCTAAGATAAAAGCAAGATCATCAATAGCCTGAGAGCTGCCTCCTACATTCTTTAGTTGTCTAGTTAACTCCGCTCTCTGCTGTGGCGTAGATAATATCTTATCATAGAAC